CTCCAGTATCAGAAGAAGGCGACGGGCGCGCCGGGGCCGACGTTCGACCGCCGCGCCACCGAGCAGCAGGCGACGGTGGGCGTGCTCCAGGTCGGCACCTACGAGTATTGGGTGAAGACGTGGGGCCTGCACGCGGATGCGTCCCCGGTCTCGCGCCGGGCGACGTTCTACGTGGAGCCGCGCCCCGTCGTGTCGATCCAGTCGCCCTCCCAGACGGTCAAAACGTCGTTCGTGGAGGTGGCGTGGTCGTATTCGTCGCAGGGTGGCCCGGCTCAGTCGAGTGCCCGCGTCGAGCTGTACCTGGGCGGCAACAACCTGGTGGAGACGCAGGAGGTGCGCGGGCCGCTGACTCGCGTCCGCCTGAACACGTACCTGGAGAATGGTCGCACTTACCGCGTGGTTGTGGTTGCGACGAACGCGCACGGAGTGCAGTCCCGCGTTGTTAACCAGACGTTCGGCGTGGCTTATGAGAAGCCTCCGGCTCCTCGCGTGTATCCGGAGTGGGACGACTTGGCGGGGTGTGTGCGTGTGCGGGTGGGGAACCCGGCTCCGGAGGCTGGTAAGCCCGCTGCTGTGCGCAACAGGGTGGAGCGCAGCGACGACGGCGGTAGGTCTTGGACGACGATCACCGAGGACCTGCCAGTGTCTGGCCAGCTCCTCGACTATCAGTCGGTCAGTCACGGCGCGGCGGCCTACCGCGTGACCGCCACGTCGGCCCTTCCCTCGTCGGCGGTCACCACGGAGGAGCTTGTCCTGGAGTCGTGGGCCATGTGGATCGGGGGAGGCCAGAATTTCGGATTCACCGTGCCGCTGCGGTGGGACCCGCTGCACTCGTGCAAGACGGGCCTCGCCAACCGCAAGCTGTACCGTTTCGCGGGCCGCGAGCGCGCCGTGGAGATGGCCGGACGGCACCGCCAGAAGACCCTGAGCCTGTCCGCGACCCTGTTCGATGAGGACTTCTGGATGATCCAGCGCCTGGAGGAGCTGTCCTACATGGCCGGGCCGTTCCTGTACCGCGACCCGATGGGCCGCCGCGTTTACTGTTCGGTCAAAGACTTCAACGCTGACCGGGCGCTGTCCGGCAAGTGGAGTGTTAAGCTGGAGGTCGAGGAGGTGGACCATGAGTAACCGGCTTGACCACGTGGAAAACGCGCTCGCGGAGCTGATCAGGGAGAAGTACCCGGAGGGCGCGCTGGTTGGCGCGTGGACCGTCTCCTGCGAGGTCCTCACTACGGAGGCGGACGAGGACTCTCGTGCCTTGTGGTTCCTGGAGGGCCGGGGGTCTCTGATCACCCGGCGCGGCCTGATCGAGTTGTCTCGTGACGTGCTCGCGCGGACGGTGAAGGAGACCGACGAGTGAGCGCCCTCGACACCCATAGGCAGGCGGATTACACGGTCACTCTCCTGGACGCGAAAGACCGTGTAATCCGCCGTCTGGACGGCGTGACTGGTGGGAGCATCACGCTGAGCAACTCCACGCGCCTGCGCGCGTCTGGGAGCCTGCATCTGACGGAGGCGTGCGGACCTATCGACTGGATGACTCAGCGCGTGCGCGTCGATTACGCCACGTCTGGCCAGTCGTGGGGCCTTGGGGTGTTCCTCCTGTCGGCTCCCACCCGCTCCTACGGTGAGGCGGGGTCCACGTGGGACGTTGATCTGTCGTCCCCGCTGGCTCTCCCTGACGCTGATTGCGTGGACCGCACGTATGTGGTGAAGGCCGGGAGCAACCTTGTCGACGTGGCGGCGGGGCTGCTGCGCGACACCGGCCTGGAGCGCCTGTCCATCACCCCATCGACGGCCACCGCGTCGTCCGACATCGTGTATGACCCCGGCAAATCAAAGCTAACCATTGCTAACGAGCTGCTGAGCGCGGCGGGCTACTGGTCGGCGCACCCGGACGGTGAGGGTCAGGTCCACCTGGACCCCTACGTGCGTCCGGCGGCGCGCGGCGTGGCCTACGACTTCCGGGAGGGCGCGCGAGCTATCCACCTGCCTGAGTGGGAGCGCGAGCTGGACGCGGCCAGCGTCCCCAACAAAGTCGTCCTGGTGTCCGAGGGTAGCCAGGATAAGGCCGCGCTGGTAGGCGTTGCGACCAACGAAGACCCCTCGTCCGCCTACTCCTTCCAGGCGCGCGGACGGTGGATCGTGGAGACCCAGACCGGCGTGGAGGCGGCTAACCAGGAGTCGATTGACTCGCAGGCGCGCCGCCGCCTCATCGACGTGTCCACGCCCTCCGCGTCGATCACCATCCAGCACATGCCCGTGCCCCTCCAGCCCAACCAGGTGGCCGGTTTTTCGAGCCAGGGGCACACGGCGCAGGGCGTGGTGAAAGAGATCGAGTACAGCCTGGACCCCACCGCGCTCGTTAAGACCAAGCTCCTGGAGGTGACCGACCTATGACCACCCTCGACTACCTCATGAATGTGGTGGCGGGCTTGCGCTCGCGCCTCGACCTCGCGCCCGTCTTCCGGTGGGCCGTCGTGGTTGGCACCGACCCGCTGCGCGTGCAGCTCGACGGCGACGCGACCCCGCTCGCAGCCGACCCGATCAACTTCGCGGGCGACCTGAAGACGGGTCGCCGCGTCTGGACGGTCAGCGTCAACCGCCGCCTGTACCTGCTCGGGACGGTGCGGGAGACGCAGACGGGCGACGGTGGATCGTCCGCCCCGGTGGGTACGGTCGTGGCCTACGCGGGCGTGAAGGCTCCCGCCGGGTGGCTCCTGTGCGACGGCACGGCCTACAAGAAGGCTCAGTATCCGGCGCTCGCGGCGGTCCTGGGCGCGACGGGGACGGGCGCGGACTTCATGGTGCCGGACCTGCGCGGGCGGTTCCTCATGGGGTCGTCTGCCACCCATCCGCGAGCGCAGACGGGTGGCGAGGAGACCCACACCCTGACCACCGCTGAGATGCCGTATCACTCCCATAAGGTGATCGGCCAGGGCTACAGCGGCACGTGGTTCAACGGTGTGGGTATCTGGCAGTCGGACGCAGGCTCGGGCGGTAAGTGGACGATCCCCGCCGCCGCCGCGAGCGGTCAGCTCGGCTACCTGGAGGCGGCGGCTGCGGGTGGCAACCAGCCGCACAACAACCTCCCGCCGTTTTACGCGGTGGGCTACATAATCAAGGCATGATGAGAGAGGTACATATTATGACCGCATCAAGCACGGCGCTGATCGCCGCGTCCAAGGACGCGACTCTGAAGGAGCGGACGGTGGCCCTCGCGGCCACCCTGGGCATGACGGAGAACGAGGTGGAGGCCTCGTGGAGGAACATCCTCGTGACCAACGCGGACGATCAGGGCAAGGGCACGATTGCCGACGTGTACGCTTACGCGCTGGAGGCGCGTAAGCAGGCGCTGGCGAAGCTCCCGCCGGAGGTGGGCGAAAACCTCGCCGCCGTGACGGACGAGAACTTGCTGTTTGCCCTCCGGCAAGCACTGAAGGACAAGAAGGAGAACTGACAACATGCCAGATATTGACGCTTTCGCGTATGACATGCAGTGGTGGTGCCAGTACGGCGACCTGGGATACGACCAGTGGAACCGTTGGGACCTGCGCGTGGGTGGCGAGACGGATTGCTCCGCCCTCGTTATCGGCGTGCTGAAGGCACGCGGTTTCGACGTTGGTAACGCTACCTACACGGGCAACATGGCCCGCGAGCTGACGGCGCGCGGCTGGGACATGCTCGACCCCGATACCGACCTGGAGCGCGGCGACATCCTCCTCAACCACGCCAACCACGTGGCGGTCTACCTGGGTGGCGGTCTGCTCGCTCAGGCTTCGATTGACGAGCGTGGGGAGATCGCGGGCGGCCAGGCGGGCGACCAGGCCAACGAAACCAACGTTAAGCCGTACTACGATTACCCGTGGGACTGCATCCTGCGCTACACGGGATCGGATACGGGCGGCGTGTCCACCTACGGCCACGGCACCGGCTACAACCCGAACGGCTACGGCGAGGACTACGTGCGCGAAGTCCAGCAGCAGCTCCTCGTGCGAGGCTACGACCTGGGCGAGGACGGCGCGGACGGCATCCTGGGCGAACGGACCTACGCCGCGATTAAGGCCTTCCAGGAGGCTAATGGCGGCCTGGAGATCGACGGTATCCCCGGTCCCCAGACGCTGGCGGCGCTGCGCGGCGCGAGCATCGTCCCCGCCGCCGCCCACCAGCCCGCCGTCGACGGCTACTGGGGCGACGCGACGACCCGCCTCCTCCAGGGTGTCCTCGGCACCACCGTGGACGGCATCGTGTCGTCCCAGGCTGCGGTCAACCGCGACGCGCTGCCCGGCTGCACGTCCGGCTGGGAGTTTGTGCCCACCGAGGTCGCGGAAGGCTCCCTCCTCATCGAGGCCATGCAGACGGCCCTCGGCGTGGAGGCGGACGGCCTCATGGGGTCGGACACGGCGAACGCACTCGCCGCACGGTACGGACTGGAGGGCGACGGGGCGCTGGACGCGCCGTCTCCGACGGTCGAAGCAATGCAGCAGGCGCTGCTGAATGGAGGTTGGTAATCATGGGTGCTCCGAAGCACGCTCTCACGACTGATCGCACCCGGTGGGCGGCTCTCACGCCGCCGCGCCGCAAGGCCCTTTATGGCATTGTCGCGGCAATCCTGGCCCTGGGCATGGCCTATGGGTACGTCACGCCGGAACAGTCGACGCACTGGCTCGACGTGGCGGACAAGGCCCTGGGTCTGATCGCTCTCGTGATCGCCGCGTCTCACACGGGTGGGGTCTACGAGGCCCCGATCTACGGTGAGCGCGACGGGGAGGGCTCGCCCCAGTGAGTCCGGGCGAGGTCGTGGCCGTCATCAGCGCCTCCGGAGTTGCCTTCGGCGGCCTGGTGACGGCTGTGTCCGTCCTCGCTGGCATGAAGTGGGGGCGAGAGAAGGCTAAGGCGGAGGCGCTCCTGGTCCGGGAGCAGGTCGGCAAGGCTCGCGCTGAGCGTGAGCAGGCCGAAACGTCCTCCGCCCTCGAAGCTATAGCGGGGAAGATCGACCAGCGGTTGGACGCGCTGGAGGCCTCGCTGTCCGAAGTCCATCACGAGGTGACTCCGAATCATGGGGGCAGCATTAAGGACGCGGTGCGCCGCATCGAGCAGAACCAGGAGGGTTTCCGCTCGACGTTGGACGCGCACGGCCAGGTGCTCGCCTCCCACGGTCAGGTGCTCACCAATATCACCGAGCGCCAGGACCGCGATATGCGCGACCTGGGCGCTCGGATTGACAATATCCAGGAGACGGCGTGGGCGGAGCATGAAGCGCTCCGGGATACGCTCTCGACCATAGGAGCGTCGTCATGACTGCTTTCATTGAGGGGTCCGTGCAGACCCCCACCGGGCGTATCGTCCCCATGACGATCAATGCGAAGCCCATCCCTGACCCTGGCAAGCTAGCGGACGGGAACGTACTCGTCGCGGGTAATCTCGCGGCGGGGGTCCGCGCGCCGATCTCGGTCGCCCTGCACCCTGGGCGGTATAGGCTCCGCGTGTTCACCCCGGCTGGCCTGCTGGCTGAGCGCGAGATGGACCTGGCGGACGATCAGCATGTGACTATCGCGGAGCTGCTGGAGCCCGCCACGGTCCTAGCGTCGCCTGCTGTTGATCCTGATCCGCGAGCGCAGCCGGGCGTAACGCCACCGCAGCCCGAGCCTCCCCCGGCGGGGCCGTCCAACCCGCTCCCGGAAGGCTGGGACACGCTGTAGGCGGCATAGCAGGAGGCCCCTCCAAGCCGATCAGCTTGGAGGGGCCTTCGCTCCTGTCTTAGCTGTTGAGCTGCTGGGCGACGCGGGCAATGTTGCGCTCCACCGCTCGGTTCCACTCGCGGCGGTAGAGTTCCCATGCGTTCTTGAGGAGGCAGCTCAGGATCACCAGGCTGTGCTCTAGGCTGCGCTCGCGGCTCAGCACTTCGTCGCAAAGACTCTCGAGGTGGAGAGTCACCATTTGGATGAGCTGCCTGTCCGTTTCCTCGCTGGCGGGGATGCGCGCACAGCGCTCGATCACCTGGGCGGCGGCTGCGGTGTCGTAGTTCACGCCGGTCTCGTAGTCGAGGTCGCCCATGCGGCCGGGGCGGGCGACGAGGGCCGGGGCGTGCGCGGTGTAGGAGCCGACGATGTTACGCCAGGTCCAGCCGACGTACAGGGCGAGGTAGTTCACGAGGTCCATCCTCGTGTCCAGTTCGGTGTCGCCCGCGCCGGGCGCACCCAGCCGGTCAACCTTCCTAGCGACGTTCGGGACGATGGAGAAAGCCTCGCCGCGCTTGCGCCAGGAGATGCCATAGACGGCTGCCTTCTCGGAGGCGACGCGCAGGAGCAGGTCCTGGGGGCTGTTGCCGTAGTCCATGATGGTCTTGGTCCTTTCTCAGTTTCCAAGCTGCTGGGTGATGCGGGCGATGTCGCGCGCGCCGCCGATCTGACGGCCGATCTCCTTGAGGTCGTCCAGGCTGGACTTGGGGAGGGCGTAGGCGTACAGCACGCCCTCCGCGAGGATGTAGACGATCTGCTGGCCGGGCGCGCCCGCGACTTCGGGGTGGTCGATGTTGATCACGTCGACGTCGGTCGCGGGGATGAGGCCGAACTTGCCGGGCAGGCCGAGCTTGCGCTGGCGCGGCCAGTAGATGAGCTTGCCGGTCCCGCCGTTGACGGGGATTTCGATCTTGTTTGCCATGATGGTGTCCTTTCAGGGGTGGTGGGTGGGAGGCCCCGCCGGGTGGTGGGGCCTCCCTGGTGTGGGTTAGCGGTTCGCCTTGGGGAGGCGGTCGCGGTTGGCCGGGTGGTTCATCCACTCGGAGACGATGGTCAGGGCGCGGTCGTAACCGATCGTGTTCTTCTCGGTGACCTCGAGGAGGCGGTTCCCGTCCTCGGCCTTGAGGATGAGGCGGTAGCCGGTGCCCTTGGTGTAGGTGACGGAGATGTTGCCGACGAAGAAGCGGCCCCGGCTGATGGCCTCGAAGCGTTCCGCGAAGATCGCGCCGGTGAAGTGCTTGGCGGGGCTTCCGGTGACGTGCTCGAGGTGGAGGTTGGTGTGGTCCCAGGTGGTGCGGAAGTTGGTCATTGGTCTTGGTCCTTTCAGTGTGGGTCACCGTTTCTCGGTGACAATTTAAGTATAGCGCACCCTCGCCGGGTGTGCAAGCGCTACTTCGTGGCTTCCGCGAGCGCGTAGCGCTGCAACGCCGCGAGCGCCTCCTGCGCGTCCTTCACCAGCTTACCGACCACGGCGTGATCCGCGAAGCTGTAGCAGACGGTCGCCATGTAGAGGTCGGTCATGGCCCCGAAGGCCGCGTTCTCGATGGCGGTCAGGCGGGCGAGGCGACGAGCCTCCCACACCTCGACCATCCGCTGGGTCTCGCGGCGCTCCTCGACGCGGCGGACGGCCTCCTCACGGTAGGCGACGTTGCTCCAGTCGGTCTCCTCGGAGCGGACGCGAGTCTCCTCGTCGGCAAGCTCGCGCATGGTGTCCAGATCGACGGCGATAACGGTACGGGGCATGATGGGTCCTTTCAGGATAGGGGTCACCGGGGCGGTGACAAAGGTCAGTATAGCGCACCCGGCGACCCCATGCAAGCGCTAATCCTTCCGATAACGACTACACACGTAGCCCGCCGCCTCCAAGGGCAGGCCCTCCGACCAATCCAGGGGCCGCACCATCACGTCATGCACCGCCTGCACCGTCGAGCCGGGCGCAGCCTCCACGATCACCTCGTCATGGACGTGACCGACCACCTGGTGGCCCTCCTCGTCCAGACGCACCAGGGCCGCGCCCAGCACGTCGCGGGCGACCGCCTGCGTGATGTTCTCCACGAGCCTCCCGCCGTAGGTGTCCGTGCTCCACCGCTGCCTCGGGTCCTGGAAAGACAGGCGACCGTCCCGAGACGCGCGCACCTGGTGATACACCACCGCGCGCCCGGACGGCAGGCGCACCAACCGATCCGACCCGCTGGCCTCCACCCGGATATGCTCCCCCGCCTGCCCGCCGTAATAGAACGCACGCTCCACGCGACCCCACAAACGGACGATATTCCGGTTAGCTGCCCGCCACTGGTCGACAATCCGCTGGAGGACAGTCTCATCACCGAGCGCCGCGCCGCCCATAGCCTGAAGCGACCCCACACCACCGTTGTAGCCGAGCGCCAGGACAGCCACCTTGCCCTCCTTGCGACCCATGCCGCCGCCCATACGGTTGGCGGTCTCGACATAGATGTCACGGCCATCGGCGAAGGCCTCCAGCGCCCACTTCTCGCCCGCGAGCCAGGCGACCACGCGCGCCTCAATCGCGCTGTAATCGCACACCGTGAACGGACCCACCAGCATGGGACGGACGAGGGCCTTCAGCGTGTGGGGGTCGGCCCCGAGGCCCAGACGCAGGTCCAGGAGGGCCGCGTCCTGCTCCACCTCGCTCTCGAAGCCAGCGCGGGGCATGTTCTGGAACTGGAGGCCCCTCCCCGCCCACCGTCCGGTGTGCGCGCCGAAGAACCTGAAGCCTCCGCGCAGCCGCCCGTCCGGGCTGGCCGCATCCAGCGCCACCTGGAATTTCTTATGCGCGGTCAGAGCCATGCCCTGACGCAGCTCCAGGACGCGCCGCTGATCGGCGGTAAGGTCATCCCGTGCCAGCGCGTCGCGCACCGTCCCCGCCTTCAGGTCCGGCACGAGGCCACCGAACCAGGCGAGGAGCTGAGCGGGAGAGTTTGGGTTCTCCACGCCCGTGATCGCCCTGGCTTCGGCCTTGGCCTCCTCGGTGTTCGCGCTCGCGGCCTCGACGGCGTGCGCCGCCAGCTCCAGGTCCACGGTAATGCCCCGGTCGTTGACCTTCTGGTCAGCGATCCACACCTGGCGCTCCTGCTCGGTCGGCCACGCCCCATGCTTCGCCAAGAGCCGCTTGTGCATGTCGCGCATCGTGTCCACGTCCTGGCGGCAATACTCGACAAACGCCGCCCACTTCTCCGGGTGATCCTCGGGGAGACGGCGCTTGCCGTTGCGGGCGGGCTGGCAGAACCAACGAATCAGGTCCTTACCCGCGCCGTCCTTCGGCTCGGCCCCGAGCGCCTTCGCCCCGTCCTCCAGGGACTGCGGGTATCCCCACTCGGCCATGAGCGCCATCGTGTCCTCCCAGGCTTCGGGCGGGAGGTAGTGGCCGACCGGGAGGGCGGCGAGGCGGGAGAGGCAAACGCGCTCGAACTGCGCGTTGTGGGCGACACGAACGACGACGTTGGAGCCGTCGAGCAGGTGGGGGATGGCGGCGATCTCCTCGTGGCCGATAGCTACCTGGGTGGGGTCGTCGTCGATGGCCCACGCGGCCATGAGGACGAGGAATTCCGGGTCCTCGCTGTAGCGGTACACGCCCCGCTTGATGTCGGTGGTTGAGTATGTCTCAAGGTCCACGTAGAGGGTAGTCATTTCTGCCCCTTCCAGGTGCGGGCCTCCATGCGCTCGTCAAGGATCACCGAGACGAGGGCGGCGAGGCGGGAGAGCAGGAGGGCGATCACAAAGGCGACGGAGGCGACGCACAGGAGCGGGAAGGCGACCACAATGGCGGCGACGGTGATCAGGGCGCGGATGAACTGCGCCCAGTCGATCTGGAGCTGCTTCATTTCCGGCCCTCCCGGTCTCGCCAGAGGCCCTGTAGCCAGTGGTCCTCCAGGCGCGCGTTGACAACGCACCCGCCCAGGGCGGCGACGATCAGCAGGGGGAACGTCACCGGCCACGGCGCACGCGGCATGGCGAACATGGCGACGATGGCACCGACCAGGCACCCGATGGTGATCAGGGCGGCGGTGAACTGCGCCCAGTCGATCTGGTACTTCTTCATTCCTGCTCGCCTCCCTCGAGGACGTGGGCGGCGTGCCACTCGGCGCGAAGGCCCTTCACGGCGCGGCGATTACGCACCGAGGAGACGGTGCGACCGAGGTCGGCGGCGATCTCCGAGATCGACCGGGAGTAGTCCCCTGCCACCTCGTCCTCCCACAGCTCCCAGGGGCGGTGTGAGCGGGTGGCGGCCTCCATGCTGGCCTCCTGGGCGGCGCGCTGCGCCTCCCGGTGGGCAGGAGTCAGGTCGGTGATGCGCGACTTCTTGCGTCCGTACTCGCGGTTGGCGGCGCGGCACAGGTCGCAGCGGCACCCGGCAACGTAGGTGGAACGCAGTCCATGTGTTCGGGGCATGGGTCTTGGTCCTTTCAGGTCAGGGGTCACCCGTGCGGTGACAAAAACCAGCATAGCACACCCAAGCGCTAAGGCGCAAGCCCAGGGACGAAAAGACCCCCTCACCACCAGGACCAAGAAGGTAGTGAGGGGGTCGGGACCCATCAGGGCCTATGTTACAGGATGTCGTCCTCGTCGTCCTCCAGAACGTCGAAGTCATCCTCAGCACGGGACGCGCCGCCACCCAGCATCTCGCCGTCGCGGACCTTCTGGACATTCTCCAGACCAAAGGTCACGCCCCTGTTACCGTTCGTGTTGTAGCAGTAGGCCGACATGGAGACGCGGGCGAAGATGCCCGAGTACACCTCGGTGCCGTCCAGAATCGGGTTCAGGTCGCGGTCAACGACACCAGGGCGGCGCTTGGCCGAGACGTTCATGTAGTAGCACCCCTCAAGTTCGGGGTTTCGCTCCAGGTCGGCGTCCTCGTCGCCGTCGTGGAGGGTGGACTTCAGGTTCTTCGGCACCTTGCCGCCGAACTTGCCCTTCTGCTCCTCGATAGCGGCGGCCTGAGCGGCCTTGATCGCCGCCAGCGTGCGCTTCGCCGTCTTCGGGATGATGAGCATACACGAGAACTTCGGGTCCTGCTCCGGGGAGGCCGTGTAAGGCTCTAGCAGGTGAACGTATCCGAGGCGAATGTTCTCGTCGGCGCGGGTGACAACCTTACGGGGGTTAGCCATTGTAATCATCTTCTTTCGTGAGATCGTGAATCGGTGAGCGTGCCGGGGCCGAGGCTCAAGGCCCCGGCACACCCCTAAGTGTAGCGCTTTCTTTTCGGGTTGTCTACCCGAAGTCCGCCGCAGCGCTCGCGGCGGCTGTGAGAGGCGGACGCGGGTCCGCATCCCCCACCAGGGAGGGCTTGCCCTCCTTCTTGGTGATATAGTCCCCGATCAGATCGGGGAGGTCAGACTTGCCCACCAGCTTCTCCAGCTTGCCAAGCGGTAGAATCTTGAACTCCGCCACCTGCTCAGGCTGGTACCCGCTGTCGATCAGAGTCTGGATAGCCGCCGCCGGGTCAGTCACGACGCGACGGCCCCTGCCAGCCACCACCTTGAAGCCCGGAATGGTCCGGCCCTCGGTGTAGATGCGGTCGAAGGCCACGCCCTCCAGCGCGTCGCACCAGTGGCGTATTTGGGCGACGCGCTCCAGCTCCGCGCCCACCTCCTCGTCGTCCAGGAGACCAGGGTCCCCGAAGTCGCGGGCAACCAGGAAGTCACGGCGCGCCCGGCACTCGCCAGCGACCGGGCACCAGCGGCAAGCCGCCTCGCCAGGACCGAACTCGTCCGACCCGTCCTCGACCTTCTGGACCCCGGGCAGCACCACGGTGTCGCGCCACTCGATCAGCTCCTGGACGGTGAGCGTCTCGGAGGACACGCTCCCCAGGCGCGGCTGGACAACAGTCACGCTAACCTCCTCCACGGTACCCAGGAGGTCTCCGAACTCGTTCAGGGCACCCAGGCCGTAGAGGCGGAGCTGCGGGTTTCCGACCGCGTTCACCGGCACGCCCTGACCGTATTTGAGGTCGAGGACGCGGACGGCGCGAGGTGAGACCACCACCGCGTCGCCGGTGCCCCACACGCCGGGGACCCCGGTCGCCATCCGCTGCTCCAGGAGCAGGACGGAGTGGGGTTCTGCGTCCAGGTCGGCGCGCACCTGGTCCACGTACTTGCCGACATGGCGGAGCATGTCCACCATGTCGTAGGTCTCGCCGTATTTGGCAGTCCAGTGGTTCAGGGCGTGGTCGCGGGCGGCTTCGTCGTGGTCGATCAGCTCGAAACGGGCGACGATCTCCGCGAGCGCGTGCGCCGCCGTGCCCTCCGCCGCGTGGGGCGACTCGGGGGGGGTGGGGGCCACGCCCCTACAGGAAGATCGCGCGGGTAATGTCCAAGCCGTGACTCGCGACGGAACGCATCACCCGCATCCCGGTCTC